AATCCGGCGAGCGTGGTATTTTTAACAGGCAGTCCGCTAATAAGATATCCGAATCACACGGCAGGAGAATCGTAGGCGATTATGAATTCGGCACAAACCCATGTTCAGAAATCATCCTTCGTTCTCGCGAATTCTGCAACTTGTCTGAAGTTGTAGTTCGCCCGAGCGATAGTTGGGAAACTCTCGGCGAGAAAGTTCGATTAGCAACTATCCTAGGCACATTCCAAAGCACTCTAGTTAATTTTAAATACCTGTCAAAATCTTGGAGGAATAACTGCGAAGAGGAACGCTTGCTTGGTGTTTCTATGACAGGTATTATGGACAACCCTTTAACGAACGGCAAACGCGGCGGGAAAACTCTCGGTGCGGAGTTAGAAAAACTTAGACAAATTGCCGTCGATACGAATGCCGAAATGGCAAAGTCTTTAGGTATCAACCAAAGCGTAGCAATCACATGCGTTAAACCTTCGGGAACAGTTTCTCAACTGGTCGATGCTGCTTCGGGTATTCATGCCCGTCATAATCCATATTATATTCGCACAGTGCGCGGCGACAAAAAAGATCCGCTAACTGAAATGATGATCGACGCGGGGTTTCCTTGGGAAGACGATCAAATGAATCCGAGTCATACTACTGTATTTTCTTTCCCGATGAAGGTAGACAAAGGCGCAGTGTTTCGTACTGACATGACTGCAATTGAACAATTAGAAATGTGGTTGGTTTATCAAAAGCATTGGTGCGAACATAAACCTTCTATCACTGTATCTGTTAAAGAACATGAGTGGATTGAAGTGGGAGCATGGGTTTATAAGAACTTCGATTTTATGTCTGGTGTTTCTTTCTTGCCCTTCTCTGATCACAATTATACACAAGCACCTTATCAAGATACCGACGAAGCAGGTTATAAAGCGCTTCTGGCACAGATGCCGAAGGAAGTTGATTGGTCCTTATTATCAGAATACGAAAAATCAGATATGACAATTGGAAGTCAAGAGCTCGCTTGCGCCGCAGGGTTTTGCGAGATACAATAACAATGGATAGATATATGTTTGAATTAGAATGCAGCATCTGTGACGCGGAATTAACCGTGACAGTTTTAAACGAAGACGAGAAACCAGGATTCTGTCCGATGTGCGGCACTGCAGTTGTGTTTGAAGAAGAATGAGATGGCAATATGAAGGGGAGATATTCGACCCTTCTGAAGAGGACTTGTCTGGTTGGGTCGGGTTTGTTTATGAAATAGAAGAGAAGACGACCGGTATGAAATATATCGGTAAGAAACTCTTTTGGCGAACGAAGACCCTGGGCATTACCAAAACTCGTAAAAGAAAGAAAAAGGTTTTAGTAGAATCTGATTGGCGTAAATACTTCGGGTCTAACAAGAAACTCGCTGAGAGGGTCTCAGAAGCGTCTGAAGAAGACTATATTCGCATTATCCTAAAGTTATGTAAAACCAAAGGTGAATGCTCGTACTACGAAGCGAAACTACAATTCGATCATGACGTCTTACTAAGAGAAGACTATTATAATCAAATGATTATGTGCAGAATCAACTCAAAGCATTTACCTTTACAAACCGAGAAAACTTTAGTAAAATAAAGCTTATCTCATCAGAGGAGTGTAGAATACACTTAAATTGGAGGGATGTTAATACTAGTAACTTCTCCAATTATATATACATAATGTAGGATAAACTTATGATCAGTACCAACAGACTGCAAATACACGAAATCTTTAATCTAGTTGATTCTTCTGCATCTAAAGAAGATAAGATTAAGATACTCAGGAAGCATGCATCAATGCCGTTGTTTGATGTGTGTAGAGGTTTCTTTGATCCAAAGATCCAATGGAACCTTCCTGCGGGCGAGCCTCCGTACACTCCGTATGAAGAAGGTCCGCCACCATCATCACTACTCAAACAACACCTAAAATTTAAATATTTTGTTTCTGGGTTACAAGAATCCGAGAGACTCGATAAAGTGCGCAGAGAAAAGATGTTCTTAAACATTCTAGAATCTGTGGATCCAGGAGATGCTACGTTACTAGCATCAATGATAAATAAACCCGAAACGGTGAAAGGATTATCAGTAGAAATAATTAAGGAGGCATTCCCCGATTTAATCCAAGATTGATTATTCTCAACAAATAAATTAACAACATACAGGAGCGCCTATGGTTAGTGCTAATCAAATAGAACGATTAAAGAAAGACTCTCGTGAACTTGGAAATTGTATTCGTAATTTAAATAAGAGAGGAAAAATTGACGCATCTTATAAGATGGCGAAGAAAAGAAATTTTCTAATTGGCGCTATCGAACAGGTTGAGAATCGCACAAGGGGGTGATCCCATATCTACTGGTCGGGTTGTTTAATAGCAACCCTGACCTTTTATAAAATGAACTCGTGGAGAGAAAGTTAGCTAATGCCTACATATACAATGAAGAACGTGGAAACTGGAGAAACGAAAGATATGTTTCTCAAAATTTCAGAAAAAGAAGAATTGCAAGCAGAAGGAGTTTGGAAACAAATTCACACTAGTCCTGCGAGTCTCGTGACTCATACAGGAAATATCGTGAATAAAACTTCAGGCGATTGGAAAAATCACTTAGAACGAATTAAACGGTCTAGTGGTTCCAGAGTACAAAATTCAGTTAATATTTAAAGAGATTATGTTATGAACAGAAAAGAAGTTTTCGAGCAATTGAAAATCGATGAAGGGGTCAAGTATGAGGTATACTTGGATCATCTTGGTTTACCGACATTCGGCGTTGGACATTTAATCTGTTCGGATGATGCAGAAAGTGGAGTTGCGGTGGCAACTCCAGTATCAGAAGAAAGGGTTTGGGATGCCTTTGATCAAGATTTGGATACAGCAATCGCAGAATGCCATCAATTGTTTCCTGGCGGAAACTTCGACAATTTTCCAGAGGAAGTTCAACAAATAGTTGTTAACATGATGTTTAACATGGGTCGACCTCGTTTAAGTAAGTTCAAGAAAATGAATGCGGCATTGTTAGAAAGTGATTGGAAAACTGCCGCAGTAGAAGGGCGCGATTCTAGGTGGCATAGACAAGTAACCAACCGCGCGGAAAGATTAATGACTAGATTGGAGAATGTGTAATGGCGCTACATGGCGGAAGTGCTAAAGTTGAAAAAATGCCGAAAGGAACTTCAATTGGTCGTGGTCGTTTTAATATAAGCGGTCTTAACAAACATAAGAAACGTTCTTATAAAAAATATAGAGGTCAAGGCAGGTAGATGGCAAAGTATGCACGTTTCGATCCTCGAAACAAAAAGCAACGCAAGAATGAAAACGAATTTTCTTCGAAGAAATTAAGTAGTAAACCGAAAAAAATACAAAACTGGAAAGAGTATCTTAGAAATGAAGAGAATGATATATCAAGTCTGCGTAGGAAAACCTTCGAAACTGTATGAAGCATGTATAGAGTCTGCTGAAAAATATTGCGAGAAATATGGGTTTGACCATATCGTTCAAACAAAACCTATTCTCAGAATCAAACCTGATGTTTTTGCAACAAACAGAAATCCTAGAGCATGGGAACAACACGGCGGGTATCTGCCCATCTTCGAGAAAGAAAACGCCTTTGACTATCTTGACGATTATGACCAGATAGCGATTATCGATGCCGATATTTACATTAAAGAAAATTCTCCTAACATCTTCGATGAATTAGGTAATCATGTTTTCGGCGCAGTTTGCGAACGCGAAATGCCCATTAATGGAACACACCTAAGTAAAATTGAAAACTACAGCAAATCGCAATATAGTACGTTAAAGGACGTTGATTGGAAATGGCATCACCATGGGTCTCCTGGAGCTGAGTTTTTTAATATGGGGTTAATGGTTTTCTCGAGCGACCTTAGCAAATATCTACGCGGACAAACTGCCCGAGAATTTTTAAACAGAATAGAGTTTAAAAGGTTTGTTGACGGTGATGGTACGTGGAAGTGGAGCACCGATCAAACTCTGTTGAATTGGTGGGTTAAAAAGGAAGAGATCGATGTTAAACACATTGATTGGAAATTCAACGCGTTATTTACTGCATTGCAAAACGGAAAAGAAAAAGAAGCACACTTTGTTCATTTTTTTAAACGCGACAATCTTCCATCGAGGGGAGAAAACATAAAAGAAATTTTAGAGATAATATGAAAAGATTAATTTATCAAGTCTATATTGGCAAACGGTCAAATTTGTATGATTTTTGCACAGAAAGTGTTCGCCAGTATGCGAACGATATTGGGGCAGATTACATTTGTCAATCTAGGCCAATCCTTAGAATTACTCCTGACCCTTTCAATACAGATAGAACTGGAAAAACAGGAGGATGGAAAAAATTAGGATACATGCCGATTTTTGAAAAGGAAAATATATTTAATCATTTTCCCCATTATGATCAATGCTGTGTTATAGACGCAGATATCTACATCAAAGAAAACACTCCCTCGATATTCGAACAACTACATGGAACTGTTGCTTCAGTGTATGAAGGCGACTTACCGATCAATAAGAAATACAGAGATAAGATTACTCAATATGCGAATATGATGTTAAAACCTCTATCCGATGTAGAATGGGAGTGGGGCGAAAACGGTGGCATGTTTTTTAATTCTGGGGTAATGCTATACGATTCTAAAGCAATGATGGATGTGATTAAACACAAATCGCCTAAACAGATATTAGACTCCTATTATCTGAAAGATTTGGTTGACGGAAAGGGTCCATTCAAATGGCAGTCAGATCAAATCACATTGAATTATTTTTTCAAGAAAGAAAGCATCGAAGTACAAAAATTAGATTGGCGTTGGAATGCATTATATACTGCTCTAGAGGGAGATAAGCACAAAGAATCGCATTTTCTTCATTTCTTTTTGAGAGACCTGTTACCAGAAAAAGGCGAAAATATACAGAAACTGCTGAAAGAAATATTATGAAAAATATTGCTATCCGTTCTCGATCTTTAATTAGAAAAGATTTCGCGTATACCACTCCTGGCGTTGGAGATCGTCTACACAGCGCTCTAATAGGCATACAATATGCCAAAGCGCATAATACTAAAGTTGTTCTTCACTTAACCTCAGACAAATACGGCAAGCAGCATAAGAAAGATTCTTGGGCAGAAATATGTCAAATGTCCGGCGGGTTAGTATCCATTGAAGTTCATGACGTGTGTAATTTACCAGAGACTGATTGGATTGCTTATCTAAAAGATAAAGGAATAGAAGCGCAAACATATTACTATGCCGATACATTATCAGAATGCCCTTTAGGAAAAGTGGACGAATTAGATTTAATTGATGCTGGAAAATATCTGACGAAGTTGCCCGAGTTAAAACCTATCGGTAAGAAATTAGATTTTTTACCCGAAAAATATATTACTGTTCAATGGGACACAACAGATAAATCTAGGCAGCTTTCTCCTTTACAGATACTGAAAATCGAAAACGAATATAATCTTCCGGCAGTCATGGTTGGTGGATCCTCTAGAAACGAATTGCTGAAAACTTCTCTTATCGCAGCAGGAAATGCTATAGCGAATTCAGAATATTATGTTGGAATAGATTCTGGGTTCTTTCATCTAGCGCAGTATTATTTGCCGTACGATAAAATAGATATCTACAGTATCAAGAGAAATGTTTCACATCACGTTGTTAGATCAAAAAGGCATGGGGTTATGTACAATAGGTTTTTAAATGGAATGTAAGATACCAGTATCAGTCGGAGAACTTTTAGATAAGATCACAATCTTAGAAATAAAAATAGAACATGGATTGGATACTTCTAAACAAGAACTTGAGCATTTATTAGAAATTAAAAAAGGTTTGAACCTCCCTCCTATTATAGAAAAAATGCAAAAATTGTTACATGAAGTGAACAGTATTTGTTGGGGGGTAGAAGAGGGGAAAAGGAATCACGAAGCAATGAAAGATTTCGGCGATTCGTTTATAGACTTATCTCGCTCAGTGTATTATTTTAATGACATCAGAGCAGACATAAAAAAGAAGATAAATAATCTGAGCGGTTCTGAAATTCTAGAACATAAGAGTCATGGGAATTATTAAACATATTTGGGGCATTTCTAATGGCGATTGAAACGAACGAAAGACCTTGGGGCATCTGGCACACGCTGCTAGATTATAAACAAGTGAAAGTTAAAGAATTGGTGATCGAGCCTGGACTTTGTTTGTCCGATCAGCGCCACGATCAAAGAAACGAGCACTGGTACGTTATGGCGGGAATCCTTGAGATAATCTTAGAATCACCCGATGGGGTTAAAGAGGTTGTTAAATTAGGACCAAACGATACACAAATAATCCCTAAAGGTACGTGGCACAAAGCATGTAATGTTGGTATGGGATATTGTCATATTCTAGAAGTACAAAACGGGTTGCTCTGCGAAGAGAGCGACATCGAAAGAAGGGGGGAAGAATGAAGGATGACTATAGGAATTGTTTGTGCTAAGTGAGTTGAAAAATATTCATCCAACAAAAAACAACCGTCCAATAAATAATTTGAAAAACTCCAACGGGTT